AGCGGAAGAGAAGGCTCACTTTGAGCACGATCTTAACAATCTCAACAACGAACCTGTTGTCATTACGCCTCAGGCGGAAACCGGACAGCCTAGCTACGGCATAGAGTTCCACGAGGCAACGTCGAAATCCTGGGAGACATATCAGGCTCGTAAGCAAACCCTAGACACTGATATTGCCGTTTGCATTCTTGGCCAGAATCTAACCAGTGAAGTGAGTGGCGGGTCATTGGCTGCGGCATCTATCCATGAAGGAATACGAATCGATAAAAAGAAAGAGGACGCCGATTTATATGTCCAGGTTAGGCAACAGGTACTTGTGCCGTGGATTGATTACAATGTGGGCAATGGGTGTGGACAGGATCAGGCCCCGTATCCGCATCCGCAAATCAACCCGCCCGAAGACAATGAGTCAGAAGGCAATGCTTTGCTGCTGCTTGGCGAGGCTTGTCAGTCCCTGCAGCTTGCCTATCCTGGGGTCGATGTTCGCGCCATCCTGGAGACGCGCGGCGTGCCAATCGACGACGACATCGCAGCCGCGCTTGAGACGGTCAAGGGAACGCCGGAGGGTACGCCCACCGTCCCGTCTAAGCCAAGCGATAGCGTCGAGCCAAAGAGCGGCGAGGCTGCGCCGAAAGGCGAAGTCAAGCCACCCATTGAAGACGACGGTGCCCACCTAACGACCGAGTTCTTGACCGCAATTTCCCGGCTCAAGGCCAGCCGCGCAAATGGTCCTGCGGCGCTAAAGCGCGTGGCCAAATATCACGATGCGGTGGTTGAACGTGCGCGCAGGAAGGCCGGCAGTGCACTTGAGCCGTTGCTCGATGAAATCCGCGAAGACTTGACGGCATCCACTGGACCCGACGATCTGAAGAGGCGCATCGTGAAACGGTTCAAGCATCGCGCGAGCCCGACCGAGCTTGCCAAGATCATTGAGCGCGTGAACCTGCTCGGCCACATGACCGGGCGGTCGGACATTCTGAAGGGTCTGTAATGCGATCGGCGTGCTGTGCCGATGATGCCAGCGGGGCGGGCTGATGCTCTGGGATTCACCACCCATCAACTCTATCGATTCGTCGGAACGCTTCGACGCCGCCATCGACGCGATCAAGAAGCGCGATCCTATGCCGAAGGAAGACTGGGATCAGTTGAGCGCGCTGGAGAGAGAAAGCGCGTTCACCGTTTCCCACGTCACCGAGGCCGACGTGCTTCAGGACGTGCTGAATTCTCTACAGTCGGCAGTGGAGCATGGTACAGACTTCGAGCAGTTCAAGGACGATTGCTATGGCCAGCTTGTAAGCTCCTGGGGCGGAGAAATACCTGGCAGGATGGAGACGGTCTTCAGGACGAACCTCGCAGTTTCCTATTCCGAGGGCAGGCATTCCATTTACAGTTCTCCGACGGTAAAGGAAGCGCGTCCATACCTGCGCTGTGACGGAGCCGACGACGACCGTATGTGCGACGAATGTGCCGAGTTCCACGGGGTGATTCGCCCGCAAGAGGACTGGGCTGACGCTACGCCGCCGTACCACTACAGCTGCAGGCATCAACTCACGCCGCTGACCCAAGAGGAGGCCGATGATGAGGGGATATCCGATGAGATGCCAGACGTTGAGCTAGACGGAGATTTTGGGCAGGAACCCAGCAAGGAAGGGGAGAACTGGGACTTCGACCTAAGCCGGTTCGATCCAGAGTTGCGTGAAATACTTGAGGCGAAGCTGGCTGAGTATCGTGGGGGAGACGGTGAATAGGGTAGTGGGTCAGTTTGAACCGTAGCGCACAGCCCCATTCTCTGGACTCGCGCCGCGACCTGTGGCAACCCTAGAGCATGCAAAAGCGCTCACGCATGCCAAGGGACACGAATCAACTAGCCTCGCTCGTGGTTGGCCTAGCCACCGGGGAGGCACCAGCTGAGCCAGAGACGGGCAAAAACCCCGCAGCGGTCGCGCTGGGGCGCTTGGGAGGGCTCAAGGGCGGAAAGGCGAGAGCCAAGGGCATGACGAAAAAGGCCCGCAGCGAGGCCGCAAAGAAGGCGGCAAAAGCGCGATGGAGATGATTTTTTACGACGTAGTGGAATAATTTAGGAATATTTTGTGTTGCATTTGCAGACTCGGATGGGTACCATGATCGCAACAGTTCAGAGGTACCTTGATGATTCGCTCCCTGGCCACTACAAAGACCGATCTCGACCCTTTGCTAACAAGACTGCACGATAGGATTGCGGGGGCTATTAGCGAATTCGTCGAAAAGTACGTGGACGTACGTCACAAGCTATCGTCCAGGTCCATCGCTTCGATAATTCACGACCTGATGAGATGGCACATGGAACAGGAATTCCCGGAAGGGAATTCAGACCACGTCCTATGCATGACCAAGAGATCGAAACTTTTCGTGATCATCGTCGGAGACAAATATCAGATCAAACTCAAGAAGCTCGATCCGCATTTCCGTACCTCCAATGTGATGACGCAAGCTACGTTCAACTTTCTGAAAAATGGAGAGCAACTCGAATTAGGCGGGATCCCATCCCTCACCAATCTCCACCTTGGATATCAGCCCAAGAGGGCAGAGCTTCTAACCTCGGAGATCTGGCTTACATGTCCCGACGGAGACAATCGTCCAGTATGGATGATGCAGATCACTCCACCTTCACAAGGCAAAGTAGTTCCACTACAAGAAGCACAACCACCAAAAGAAACAAAACGACGCCGCGTCAAGCCTCGAAAGAGGGAGGAGACCGCGGATGGCGACAAAGCACATGAATCGAACAAGAAGAAGCAATGACGGAAACGAATCGCATGCCGGATTCGGCAACACGCTGACTCCCGAGATGGTGGTCCTTGCCCGCGAATCGCGCGGGATGACCCAAAAAGATCTGGCCGAAAAACTGAATATCTCACAAGGGCGACTATCAAAAATCGAGGCGGGCCAATCTCCCGCCTCGGAACAAGTCGTGCGCGACCTGTGCACCACCCTGGACTATCCAGAAGGATTCTTTTCTCAGGAGTGCCGAGTGTTCGGGCCAAGCACGAGCGAATTCTATCATCGAAAACGCAAGGCCGCGTCCGCGCGCGAAATCGCGCGAATACACGCACAAATCAACATACGAACTGCACATGTTTCCCGTCTCCTGAAGAGCGCAGAACTCGAAGAAGAAAACTTTCCTCGCCTTGATCCAGAGGAATTCGACGGCTCTCCGGATGAGATCGCCAGAGCCATGCGCGCAACGTGGCACTTGCCACCTGGACCGATAAAGAGCGTCGTTGATTCAATTGAGGAAGCGGGCGGAATTGTCATCCGTTTCCCATTCGGAACTCGTCTCATAGACGCTGTTAGTAGATGGATCCCAGGGATGCCGCCCATGTTTTTCGTGAATGATGCCATTCCGCCGGACAGGGAACGACTGACCCTTGCGCACGAAATAGGTCATTTGGTTATGCATCAGGCACTGTCTCCGAACATTGAAGATGAGGCGAACGCATTCGCTGCGGAGTTTTTGATGCCCGCCGCCGAAATCCGCAGCCAGCTAAACAACCTCACGATTCACAAGCTGGCCTCGCTCAAGCCATATTGGCGAGTTTCAATGCAGGCCATTCTTCGCCGAGGATCCGATCTGGGAACAATTACCAGGGGACAAGCGCAGTACCTGTGGATGCAAATATCTCGGATGGGTTATCGCACCCGGGAGCCAGCGGAACTGGATCCGCCACGAGAGATCCCTGAAACGATGCAAGAACTTCTAGACCTTCACACGACAACCCTGGGATTCTCAGCAGAGCAGATGGCGGATCTTACTCACTGGAATAGTCCGGAACTCCTAGCTGCGTATTCCTTGCGCATTCCCGGCAAGGAATCGCCAAGTCCCATGCGCCTCGTAAAGTAGTCTCCATGCGTCTATGCACGCAACCATTGGGAGAATTGCATCTTGACTATGCCGAAGCAGAAGAACGTGAACGAGGGCGCGCAGGGTGTTGGCGATGTCTGGACCTGGACCGCGATCGATGCCGATACCAAGCTCATTGCCTCTTGGCTCGTAGGCGACCGTGGCGGCAATACCGCGAAGCGCTTCATCTCGGACCTCGCCGGCCGTCTCGCAAGCCGCGTGCAGCTCACGACAGACGGCCACAAGTGCTACCTGAACGCCATCGAGAACGCCTTTGGTGATGACATCGACTACGACATGTTGGTCAAGCAATACGGTGAGTGCCACGAGGGCGGCGAAGTTCGCTACAGCCCAGCCGTCTGCACTGGCGCGAAGAAGGAAGCAATCACGGATAATCCGGATCCCGCGCACGTCTCTACCTCGTTCGTCGAGCGCCAGAACCTTACCATGCGCATGAGCATGCGACGATTCACCCGCCTGACGAACGCCTTCTCGAAGAAGGTTGAGAACCACGCTGCCGCGGTGGCGCTGCACTTCATGCACTACAACTTTGCGCGCATCCACCAGACGCTACGGGTGACGCCAGCGATGGCAGCTGGAGTCACGGATCACGTTTGGGAGGTTGGCGAGATCGTGGATCTGCTTGGGAACTAGGGCGGCAGATCTATGGTTCCCGCACGGACCTTCCCGAAAAGTTCTCGGATGATCCAGCGTCAGCACATTTCGATGAGACACCATCGCTCAAAGCAAACGACAGGTAGGCCTTGGAAATGGTTCCGTCAGCCATCCACTTCCTGTGAGCCTCGATTACTTCAGCCGGGACAAAATGCTCTATCTGCTCGGGAGCGGGAGTTCCGACTTCTTTGCCGTCAAATTTCATGGGTAGCACCTCCTAGTCATATAGCAGAATCGAAATTCTTGTGACAGACCCACCTGAACGGACGATCAGTCGACACGAACCCTACTTCCGCCTCTCCTCCGCATATCGGAGGCCCAAGGCGGAACTTGAAGGACATTATGGTCAGATGGATGAACATGTGAACAAACGCGATGGCATCGCGAAGCGGAAGATTACTGGTCCACCCTGTATAGATGTCCTTCCTGGCTTCGAGTAACGCCTTATCGAAGATTGCTTGAAAATTCGGGGGCGCAGCCGTTCCGAGTTCTTTTAGAAGGTTGAAGGATAGCGCTCCGGGTAGCTTAGGATCGAACCCGTGAAAACATCGTGTAAAGAAGTCGGGAACGCCTCGAAATCCGGCATCCCCCATCGCGACCTTTTGAATTTTGGATAGAATTTGTGGTTGCTCTCCGGGCGGTTGCACTCCAACCAGAGTGATTTCGTTGCATTCCGGAGCATGCGACGGGTTTATCCCGCCTAAAAAGTATCCAACATCTAGCGAATCCTTAGGGCCTGGCGCATTTTTTACGATGTCTACGAGTGTGTCGGATGCTTGCTGAATGGTCGCGTCCTTGTCCACCCGTTCTGCGAGTAGGGCGCCGATCGTCCGATGGCTCAATTCTCCAATCATGGCCGATCCCCACGTGCAAAACGCCATCCTTCCCTGCCCGCATGGGCCAACCTCAAACACCTTTTGAGCGTTATTCAGTAGCTGCCCAACTCCTCCCTTGGTCATCGTCGTCGTGGTGCTGTCAGCCCCAAGAACTACCCCCTCTGGCGTCAGGTACGCAGCCGCGATTGTCATCGTCAGCAATCGTCTCACGATGCGAAAAAGTGTCAACCATTAGCCCCCTTGCTCGCCATTACGATCCGTGCCTGGCCGAAGATTTTCAAACTGACCCACTACCGATGGTTAAGGCCACTCACGCCGCGGCCACACAATGGTCATGTGAGCGAAAAGCGAACGCCAAATCAGCTACAGATAGGGACGATCACGGCCCTGACTGGCCATGCCGCGTTCGGCTTTCCTGGTGTCGAAGATGGTAAGGCACGCGTTGCCCCTACCGAATTTCGCGTGTTCCCCGCCGGAAAGTTCTCGACCACGAAGGGTGACTACTTTTTCACCCCGCGCTCGGCGAAGTCCGTGATGGAGCTTTACGCGTCCCGCGGCAACCCGCTGAAAGGCGACTACGAGCATCAGACCGACGCCGTAGCCATGGGGTTCCCGCCCATCGAGGCCCCGGCGTCCATCATCGAGATGGTTCCCGAGGTTCGCATGGACGCGGCTGGCGCTCCTGAGCTTTGGGTTACCGGAGTCAAGTGGACCGACCGGGCGCGCGGAATGCTCGAATCTGGCGAGTACGCGATGTTTTCGCCTGTTTTCCCGTACGACAAGGAGACCCGCGAAGTACTTGGTCTCCTTCGAATCGCGCTTACCAACGATCCCGCAATGAACTTTTTGGAACCGCTGGTGGCCGCGACCGCCGGCACCATTACTGAGGAGAATCCCATGGCAGACCAAGTTACCTGCGCCAAGTGCACCGCCACCGACGCCCATCTCGCTACCCTCAAGGCAGCCAACGAAAAGCTGCTGGCTGACCACGAGAAGCTTGTCGGCGATCACCAGCAGCTGCTGGGCAACCATCAAGCGCTGACTGCGCAGCTCAAGTCCTTCGAGGAATGGGCAGCCGAGGAAGCCGAAGAGCACGAGGATGGCGAGTCGACGTTGACCGCGACTCTTACCGCATCCAACGGAGGGAAGAAGCCAGAGACACGCGTCGTAATTGCAGCTCTATCTAGGAGCTTCAAGCGTCTGCGCGAAGAGCGCACGAAGATCGTCGCCCTGACGGGAAAGCCTGATGGTGTGATTGGAACGGTCACCGCATGGGCCGAGCAGTCCAAGGAGTTGGTTGCGCTCAAGGCTCAACAGAAGCAGACGGAGATCGCCACCCTGACGGCTCAGTATAAGCAGAAGGCCGATGCGGCTGTGGCTGGGCGTCTTATGACTCCTGCCAAGAGGAAGGATTGTGACGAGTTCTTGGCCAAGTATGGCGTCGACCAAGCGATGGCCATGCTGAGCGTATTTGTTCCCGATGGGGCGACTCCTCTCGTGAATGGAATCGAGTCTCCTACGCAGCAGCTCAGCCCAAACCTGTTGACTGCCGTGGCAACGCTCACCGCAGGAGAGCTTGAAGAAGCAAGCAAGATGGGAATTTCAGTCGAAGTTTTGGCCGCGTCTAAAGCTGCCACTCAAAAGATGATGGAAGACCGGCGTCGGCAGGCTTCGGGACGCTAATCGAACGATCTAGGAAAGGAATCGATAATCATGTCTACATACAATACGCCTAGCAAAAGCGTCAAGCTGCGCGATGTGCCTCTATATCGAGGTATTAAGGCTGAGCAAGGGCAGCTCATCTGCATCAACACTGCCCATGGGTTCGGCGTCTTTGGTTCGGTTGCCACTACGCTGATTGCGATTGGCGTGGCCCAGAAAACCATCGACAATACCCTCGGTAACGACGGCGATTTGACGGTCCCCGTGAAGAGCGGAGAACTCTATCGCTTCGCAAATAGCGGTACTACCATCGCGGCTGCAAACCGTGGAGCACTCTGCTACATCGTCGACGCTGGATCTGTCGCGCTCTCCGATGGCGGAGGGACTCGTTCCATTGCAGGAGTAATCGAAGACGTCGATACGCAAGGAGTTTGGGTACGCGTAGGGGCTCTTTACGACGCTCTTACCACCGCGGCCTCTACGGCCGTAAGCACCCTGACGACCAACCTGGCCAAGGCCACGACACCGGGAGGCGCCAGCATCGTTGGCCTTTACGATGCCGTGGGAAAATATACGGCGACAACCGTCGAAGCGGCATTAGCGGAAGATGCTGATGCTCGCAGATTGGCAGTCAACGCTGCTGGAAACACGATCGCTAGCGCAGTCGTCCAGCATCGAATTGCCGTTCCTTCTGGCGTGACCGGCACGGTGACGACCACTCTCGATGCCACATTTGGGAAGGTCCTCATTACGGATGTTCACTTCGTCAAGGCAGGATCTACGGGCGGAGCTTCCGACACGATCAAGCTAACCGATGGAACGCATGACATCACGGACTCGTTCGCCCTAAGCACCAAGGCTGCTGGAGCGATTGTCCGCGCTCTATCCATCTCTCCCACTTACGGAACTGTTGCAGCCGGCGGAACGCTGGTGGCCAACTACACCAACGGAACAACGAGCTGCGAAGGCACGCTCTACGTAACCGGTTTGCGGGTCGCCTAATTGACCCCTGAAGAAAGGACATAGAAACCATGTTCCTCACACGCGACCAAGCATCGGTACTCTTTTACGACTTCAGCAACCGTTTTCAAACGGCTCTCGGTGAAGTCCAAAACCAATGGCAGGGCTACTCATCGTTGATGCCCAGCAGCTCCAGGCAAACCCTTTACCATTGGGTGGATCAGGTTCCGAGCCTGCGCAAGTGGGTTGGCGGGAAGGTGAAGCAAAACGCAGCTCTGCGCGACTATGAGCTGGCCAATGAAGACTACGAAGAGACCATCGCCCTCGGTAAGTACGATAGCGCAGATGATATTCGCGGGGCTCTAGCCCCTGTCGTCACCATGCAGGGCAATGCTGCCGGTAGGTGGCCAGACGAGGTTATGACATCCGCAGTTGTCAACGGGACAACTCGTCTTTGCTTCGACGGGCAGGCATTCTTCTACGCTAACCACCCGGTGTCCATGGACGATCCTTCTAGGGGCGTCTATTCCAACAACCTCGTTGGGGCATCGTACAACCTGCTCGGCAACGATCCGATGAGCGTGTGGCAGGCTGCCAGCGAGACGATGTCAGGATATGTTGGTGCCAGCGGAGCTCCCCTCGGGTTGATCGCTGACACACTGATGGTCCCTCCGAACATGACTCGCGCTGCCCTGTCGGTGGCGAAGTTGGATATCGTTCCCCAGACGTTTACTGCGGGCGGAAACATCTCGGCCGCAGCTGGTGTGTCGAACATCTACAAGGGGACAATCAATGTGATTGTTAACCCGCGCATGCCTCAGACCAATCCTTTCGGCGTCGTGATGTGCACGAGCCTTGGAATCTTGCCATTTATCTGGCAGCTTCGTCAGAGCCCGGTTTACATTCCCCAAACAGATCCAAGTCTGTCGCAGCCTTTCTACGAGAAAGAATTCGTTCATGGAATCGAAGCCCGTGGCGCCGGTGGCTACTCGCTTCCGTTCCTCGCCATTCGAGTGGCTCTTTCCTAACGAGATCCTGTCCTGGGTGGGCGCCTTCGTGGCGCCTATCTAGGCCGTCTTAAATAAACGAGAAAGGACATCATGAAGTATCTAGTGCGTGGCCCGCATAGGGACAAGTTCCCGTACTATTTCGTTGCTGGTCGTGGGTGGACGAGTACGGAGGTTGTGGTTGAAGTTGTTGACGGAGACGTCGAGCCAACTCTCGACAATGGCACCGACAACAACGGAACTGCGCTCAAGCGGTTGGATCCTCACAAGATGATCAGAACCTCTCTTGATGAAATCAGGCGAGATCGACAAATGGTTGTCAGGCCGATCGACGAGACGGGCGGCGCGGTCGACGAAAAGTTGGACATTCCAGCGTTGCTCAAAGAAAATGATGACCTCAAGATAGAGGTGTCGTTATGGAAAGACGAGTGCGCTGTTCTCAAGAAGCAGCTCGCGGATTTGGGTACGCGTCTTGTTGAGACCACCGCTGTCCAAGAGGCCGCGAAGAATCCTACAGGAACTCCCGTCAAGGGGCAGAAGAAATAGAGTCGACCTGTGTCCAGCTACTGCACCACCGATGAGTTGGCCAGATTTGGGATCAGGTCCGACGCTCTGAGGGGCATTGATGTAGACGATCAACAGGGAGCCATTGACTCTGCCAGCGCCGAGATAGATAGCTACATCGGATCGCAATACACTTTGCCACTCGTCGCTTGGGAAAGTGACTTGCGCCGAGCTTGCGCAAAGATGGCCGTTTGTGACTTGCTTATGGTGCGCGGAGTAAATTCCGCGCACCCTAACGATGATCGGCTCTTTGAAGATCGCCAAGAGGTCGTCAAATGGTTGACCAAGATAGCCAACGGTGACCTGGCTCCCAGGTTTACAGATTCATCGTCTGGGACACAAGTCGGGCGCCAAAGTGGAAGCGTGCAAGTCAGCTCGAATTGCAGCCGTGGATACAGTACTGCTTCAGGAGATCGTTTGCCGTTTACCGGAGGCGGGAGACGCTGATGCCCATTAGCATCGACTCTGGCGCTATGGATGAGGCCAAGGCCAAACTCGCCAGCATGGCATCAAAAGATCGCTGGCTTGGCGAGCTTGCGATGCGCGTATCTGCCGGAGGCATGAAGCTTGTAGCTGACGAGTTCAAGACTTCGACCGACCCATACGGGACCCCATGGGCGCCACTGGCTAGGCCTAGGACGAGGGACAAGCGGGCGGCTCGACGTGCGATAGCCAAGGGGAAGAAGCCCCGCGGACCTCAGGTGCTTGTGAACACAGGAAGGATGCGCGGCAGCGCCGGGGCGTCTCCGAATGGGCAAGAGGCCAGGGTCGTGGTGCCCACTTGGTACGCGCGCTTCCATCAAGATGGAACTCGATTCCACCTGCAAGACACGCGGTTCGACGAACGGGGCGAGAACATGCACCCAGATGGAAGCGTGCGCATGCCTCAGCGAATGATTCTGCCCCGTGAAGGGGACCTACCGGCTCGATGGGAAGAGATGGTCGGCAGGGAAAGTAAGACCTTCATGGCTCAGCGATTTGGAGTTGAGGCGTGAGAGCGCAATCCACCATAAGCGGGATCATGGTTGATGTTCTTACCGAGCTTCGGTCTCTCGCAGACTCGATGGGCTTCGCAGATTTGAACATCTACGGCCCGAGGGATGATGGCGCCAATTCTTCGCCGCCTGGGATTTGGTGGCGTCCAGAAACAGAGAAGTGGACCCTGGGCCAACACCGAGGGTCAGCCGGCGATCCGTCTGGGTTATGGGCGCGCGAAATACCCGTTCGCATCGTCATCTTCGGAGGCGAAAACGCCGATGTCCCTCAAAACGATCAGGAGCCTTCCGTCGGGGCCGGGACCTTTGCTTTCGCAACCGACAAAACCGAGGCGCTCCTTGAACTCGTCGTTAACGCTTTTCAGCGTAGGTGTTCCCAGCAGAGCTACCAGATAATCGACGGGGGATGGGGACCAGCATCAAGGACCGGGATAGGTCTGTCCTACGATGTTGTTGTCCAGCTAAGGCTACCCCTGGTGCGCATTGATAATCCAACTGTGAAGCTCATGGGCATCAAGCTTGAAAAAATCGATTTCGAAACTCAGGTGAGCAATGTCTGAACTAGACGTCACAGAAGGCGCGGAACATGAGATCACTCCGGCCGTCGCCTCGGATGAACCACTGCTGGTAAGAGCCGTAGATTTGGCGCGCGCCGCCGGCATGTTCCCCAAGCTTTTCCCTGGGCCTAAGTTGCGTCCAGCGACGGAGAACCCTAAAGCGTGGCTTTACGATGCCGCCAAACTCCGCGGACTTTCAGACGAAGATCGAATCACTCAACAGGACTTTGACAAGCGGATCGCTGAAGTCAGCACCGTGATAGTTCGATAGGAGCTACCAATGAGCATTCCTAGCGTAAGAATGAATTTTCTCGACGGTGGTCTGGGGATAATTTCTCCCGGTCCAGGAGGGGCGCAGGCTAAGGTAGGTGTCTCGCTGATCGGAGACGTCAACACAATTTATCCTGTGGCGAATGGGAATACCATCAGTAGCACGTTGGGCGGCGGCCCACTGGCGGAAGCTGCGGCTGCCATTTGCGATGTGACAGGAACAACGGTCTACGCTGTTCCATGCCCGATCGTTCTCGCCGGAAGCGTGGGCGCATGGACGCATACTGGTAGTGGCGCTGGCGTCGTGAGTGCCACGTGTGCCCCGCACCAGGAAATACTGGTGAGGGTTTCCACAGCAGGGGCGATCGGAACCGCTGCGTTTCAGTTTTCTGTAAACGGAGCGACATACGGCGCCCCCGTCACTTCGGTGACTGGAACCACTTGGGCGTATGGAGTTCCTGGAACTTTCTGCACGCTGACGTTTGCGGCCGGATCGTATCGCCAAGGAGACGTCTACACTATTCCTGTTACCGGGACCGTTAGCGCTTCTGTCCCATCCGGCGGGCCATCAACTATTTCTCAGGTGTCATCTCCTCTGGATGGCTACGCCCTCGAGGTCGTAATCCAAACCGGGGCTGCCACTCGTGCCGCCACTCGATTCACGTATTCGTTAGACTCGGCACCGAATACGCAGGGAGTCGTAACGGGAACCAATGTAAGTTCTCCTATTTCTGCGGCTGCTACTTACGTCATTCCAGGCACGGGAATCGTGCTGGCGTTTACGGAAGCGGTCTACACGACAGGCGATATCTACCAAGCGTCTGCGACTCCTCCGGCTACCGACAACACAGCCATTGGCGCTGCCATAGACGTCTTGGCTTCGAGCAAATTTTCGTTCGAATGCGTCCATCCTGTGGGTGCGCCAACAAATTCCGCCAACGCTGCGACATTGGCCACGGCTGTCAACGCGAAAATGACGACCGCTGAGTCTAATCTACGCTATCTGTTTGGCGTCGTGGAGTGCCCGCAAAGCGAAACTGACTCAACCATTTCTACATCATTCGTCAATTTTGTGAGTCTTCACGGGCGCATCACCACGTCCGCTGGCGACGAATATCTGCTTTCAACACTAAGTGGGCTCAATCTGCGACGCAATGGCGCTTGGTCATTGTGTGTGAGGATGGCAGGGTCGAAGCTTTCTGAGAGTCCCGGCAAGGTGGCGCTCGGAGCCCTGCAAAATGTGACAAGCATTGTGCGCAACGAAGAGTCAACGCCGGGGTTGTCCGATGCTAGGTTCGTCACCTTGCGCACGCTTCGCGGGAAGGCCGGTTACTACATCA